TCGCATTTCAGGTGTCGCCGATCATCTTGGTTGACGGGATCGCGTCAAATACGCTGGGCGGCATGCTGCCGATAGTCGGCCTGACGGGGCAGTTACTTGGTGCAACGCAAGGGGTATTGACCAGTGGCTCGCTGAACACGGACGATTTCTTCGCGCGCTTCGTTCCGGTTCCGGGCTCAACACTCGTCAGCCAGCAGGTTGCGACCTACCCGTTCGCCAATCAGGCTGTTGCAGCGAACGCGACGATCCAGCAACCGCTGAACATCTCGCTGCGCATGATCGCGCCCGTGAAGGATACGGCGGGGTATCTGACGAAGTTGGCGATCTTCACGGCGCTACAAAACTCTCTGACCGCACACAATGCAGCCGGCGGCCGGTATCACATCGCAACGCCCTCGTTCATCTATACGAACTGCCTGCTGTTGCAGATGACGGAGATTGGGAACGACGGCAAGCAGCAGATGATTCAGTACCAGTTGGATTTCATGCGCCCTCTGGTGACGGGCGAGCAACTGACGCAAGCGTACAACTCGCTGATGTCAAAGCTCTCATCCGGGGCAAAGGTCACGCCCCCCACAGCGGCCGGCACATCGTTCTGGTCTAACCCGTCCGTTGCGATCGGCTCTGCTGCTCAGAATGCGGTGCAAAACGTCGGAAATGTCGCGGGCGTCGTCAATCAATACCTGAGCAGCCCAGCATTATGACGCTTATTCCGCTCACGCTTAACAACGCGCTGACGCCGCCTTTCTCGACGCCGCTCACGCTTGACGGAGCGAGCTACCTGGGCGCGGTGACGTGGAATGTTGTCGGGCAGCGCTGGTATCTCTCGATCATCGACCAATCCGGTTCGGTCACGTGGTGCGGGGCTCTTGTGGGCTCCCCGCTCGACTACGACATTTACCTCGCGCCGGGTGTCTTCCAGACGTCTACCCTCTTGTTCAGGGAAGACACCGGTAATATTGAAGTGAATCCCTAATGCGATTCTATGAACTCTCGCTGACGCCGCAGGGTAAGACGCAGCCGGTTCGAACATGGGCCTCGCACCCAAGGGGGATTCGCGATCCCGGAGCACTACAGATCGAGTATGACGCGCTGGTGGGGCCATACGGAAATCCATCGGGTGCCTCGACCGTCACGCTGCACGGCATTTCACTGCAAGACTTGACGCAGCCGCAGCAGTTCGCCGGCATGACGCTGGAACTGAAAGCTGGGATGAAGGCGGGCCTTCCCCTTGCCAACCCATCGCAGGCGGGGACGATCCTCAAAGGCACGGTATATCAGAGCTTTGGCAACTGGGAAGGCATCAATCAAACGCTTGATTTCGTTGTGATCCCGGGCGTCTACACGGTCGACAACCAGGGCGACTTTGTTCTGTACTGGACGGCTGGCACGCCGCTTTCGAGCGCGTTGCAGCAGACATTCTCGACCGCCTACCCGGGCATGCCGATCGATATGAACATCGGCAGCAATCTGGTTCAAAACTTCGATGAGATCCACGTGTGCGGGACCATCGATCAGCTTGCGCAAGTCGTCGGTGACATCACCGAAGGCGTGTTCGATCAGCGCGTGAACATCGGCATCCAGGCCGGTCGGATCGTCGTATGGGATAGCACGTACAAGCCGCCCGAAGTGAAGTTGGCGATCACCGATTTCGTAGGCCAGCCGACTTGGTTAGCGGTCAACACGCTGCAACTCAAGCTCGTGGCTCGAGCGGATCTGCGTATGGGCAGCATCGTCAAGATGCCGAAGGGGTATCAAAACTTGCCCGGGCTCACGACAATGACCGCAAACGCGAGCCCATCGCAAGTGAAGTATCAAACGACGTTCCAGAACAATTTCTTTGTCTCGGAACTGCGTCAGATCGGCAACTTCCGATCGCCCGACGCTACCCAATGGGTAACGATCGTCAACTGCTTGGTCAACGCGAATGGCTGATTACTACGACAAGCTATCCGTCCAGAAAAGTGCCAATCAACTTGCGATCAACCGGGCCCGGCAAGCGATTGAGAATACCGGGCGCGCGCTTCCCTGCCGCGTGGTGAAGGTGAGCGGCTCGATCGTAACCGTGGCCTTTGAGGTACAGAACTCGCCCCAATCGTTGCCGAACATCACGATCCCGAAGGCGGAAAGCCCGTGGATTCGCATGCCGACACAAGTCGGTGACAAGGGCGTGACAATGCCGTCCGATGCTTACCTCGGAGGGGTATCAGGCCTTGGCGGTGGAACCGCGACGATGACTCGCCGCGGCAACCTGTCGGCGCTCGTTTTTGTCCCGGTCAGCAACTCCGGCTCCGGCCCGATCGACGCCGACGCGGCTCAGGTTCAGGGGCCAAATGGCGTTATCAGCAGGACGACGCATGGCACCACATCACAGGTCGTAACGGACCAAACAGGGACGACGATCACATATGGCGATGTGTCATTCACGGTCAACGCAACCGGCATCACGATCACGATCGGGGCGCAAACATTCACATGGGATGCGTCGGGCGTTCACTTCCCGGTTCCCATCACCGCGCCGGACGTGGTTCTCCCGAATGGCGCAGTAAATAGCCACTTCCACCCCGACGCGCAAGGTGGCGATACGGGACCGATGACCGGCTAGTGCTGCTGACGATCTATGCACTCTTCGTAAAGCGTCTCTTGCATCATGGCTGGTGTGGCTTGGGTTCCGTACTTGTCCGCCAACCGATAGGTCGCGCCGATAAGTGTTCTGCGAAGGTCGCTATTGCCATAGCGATGCAGTTCGGCATCAAGCGAAACACCGGCTTTCTTATCCTCCGCGAACATTCGAACGTCGGCCGCGACCATCTCGCACGAGGTGTCTTGCGTTTGGGCTTCGGTGGATTCGCCAGTCGGTCTGATCGATAAAGCAGCAACGACTGCAATCCCAAGCACGATGGGAAGTGTGACGAAGAAAGCAATAATCGTCTTCTTCCTTCCGCTCATCGCGCGGCGCTTGATCGGTTTTCCTATGGCTGTCATGGGCCTTCTCTTTTGAAATTGTTACCCGAGGTCGTCAGGTCTCGAATCTCGTGGCGTACACGGGGCATTGCAGGCTATCAGTGGATGATCCAGTGAATGAGAACGTACGGGCGTACCACAGACGAGTACGGCAATAAGACATGGGTAGTCGTTGAAACGGATGCAAACGGCGACAACACCAACGTGTGGCTGACGACCTTGGCGCAACTGCTCAAGCTCAACCTGGGCGAGAGCCCCTTCTTTGCCAATCTAGGCATCCCTCAGTACCAAACTATCCTAACCCAAGTTTTGCCGACGTACTACGTCACCAGCATCCAGCAGTATGCCGCGCCCAATTTCGCATCGCTCTCGATCACGCAAGTGCCGAACGCCTTCCCGCCGCAATACAACGTGATTGCCAACTGCTTTAACGGCGCCACTATCAACCAAATCGCGACATGACCGCTACTTCGACAAATATACCGTTGGTCATGACGGCGGCCGGACCGTCCGCAACGCCTGTTGCAACGATCTATGGAAACCTGCTCGCGTACGTGGCGAGCCAAGTGCCAGGATACACCGCAAGCCTACCGGGTTCTTTGATCGACGATATCGCGGGCACCGACGTTGGCGCCATCGTCGCGATCGATCAGGCCCGCGTCGATGCCATCAATAGCGTCACGCCCTACGGAGCAAACGCATTTCTGCTCGCTCAGTTGGGCGCTCAAGCGGGCATCGCTCAAGGGGCGGGCACGAATGGGAGCGTCTACGTTCAATTTTCAGGGCCAGCCGGCTATGTGCTGCCGCGCGGGTTCATCGTAAGCGATGGCTCGAACCAATATGCACTCCAAGATGGCGGCGTCATTGGTTCGGGCGGTACGAGTACGCTTTTGTATGCGGTCGCTACAAGCAGTGGCACGTTCGCGATCCCAGCAAACTCCGTCACGCAATTGGTCACGTCCGTTCCTGGCTCGTACCCCGTCACTGTGACCAACCCACAAGCCGGCACACCCGCGACATCCGCGGAAAGCCCCCAGGCATACCGAGCTCGCGTTTTGCAAGCCAGCATCGTAACGTCCGTAGGCACGCCCGCCTACCTGCGCACGCTGCTCGAAAAGATTACAGGAGTTCAGTCCCGGCTTGTTTCGATCAATGCCGTGTCGGGTGGATGGCAGGTTATCTGCGGCGGCGGAGATTCCTATGAAGTCGCGAACGCGATCCTTCAGGGCGTGGGCGATATCGCCACACTCCAAGGCTCGCAATTGGCCATCACGGAAATGACGAACGCGAACCCGGTCGTCATCACGACAAACCTCGCGAGCAGTCTCGCGGCGGGCGCCACGTTCACCGTGACGGGCGCCAATCCCAGCGCATTCAATCTCACCTATACCGTGGCATCGGTGTCGGGGACGTCGATTACGACCACGACGAATGGCAGTGGATTTTCGGCGTACAGTTCGGGCGCAACATTCTCGCCGAACCCTCGGGATGTCAGCGTTTCGCTGTTCCAGAACCCGAATACGTACGACATCCCCTACGTCAATCCTCCGGCTCAGAACGTATCCGTCGCGGTGACATGGAACACGACACTCCCGAATTTCACAGCGGGAAGTTCGGTCGCACAACTCGCGGCGCCACAGTTGCAGGCGTATCTGAACTCGATCTATGCCGGCCAGCCGATCAACCTGGACGTCATGATCAGCACGTTCCAGCAAGCCGTTGCATCGATCATTGATGCATCGAATATCACGACGTTGCAGTTCTCGGTGACGATTAACGGATCGGCGGTAAGCCCTTCTGCCGGAACGAGCATCATCGCCTCGGACCCGGAGAGCTACTTCCTGTGTTCGAACTCCGGCGTCGCGATCACGCAAGGATGATGCATGCAAGTCGAATCGTTTGCTGCAAGTCCATTGCAGCAGAACATACCCAGCTATCTGTATTGGCAATATTCAGACGACGAGAATTTACAGGCCTTCATCGACGCCTTCAATTCGATCGCGCAAGGGTATTTGGATTGGTTTAACCGAACTCCGCTTGGGCTTTACACGTCGCCCTACATCTCCGGTCCGCTGCTTGATTGGGTAGCCAATGGAGTATATGGGATAGCGAGGCCGATCCTTTCGTCAACGGCCGTTTCGCATCGAGCAGGGTACAACGCGAACGCCTACAACACCATCGCCTATGATGGCCAGTACTACAGCTCGACACAAACCACGTCGATTGCAACCGATGATATCTACAAGCGCGTGTTGACGTGGCACCTATATAAAGGGGATGGCCAGCAGTTTTGCATGCAGTGGTTGAAGAACCGCATCAGCCGGTTCCTCAATGGGGTGAACGGGTCAGATTGGCCCGTGTTGGACGATCCGCCTTTCATCACGGTATCAGGGAACGTCTTTACGGTCATCGCCTACGATAGTGTTCCTTTGCAGGCGTTGATCGAGTGCTACGCGAACGGCGTCATCCAGTTCCCATTCCAGTACGAACTCAATCTCGTCGACGACAAATTCATCAATGACGGCGGAGTGCTTTACCTGCCATATGCGCTGACGTACCCGTCTAGTTCTGTCGGATTGGCCGCGGGTTCGGTCTGGTGGAATGGCGGCGTGATGTGCGTCGCCCCGGGCGTGACGCCCGACCCTTCGGCTCCGCCTATGTACTTCCAATACACCTTCCCCGCGCAACTGCTTGCTGCGGGGGGCGGAAATCTGCCGACCTCAAATCCCGGCTCCGGCTCCGGTCAGCTTTGGAATAACAGCGGCGTCATCTCGATCGCCTAGGTAGACCCATGACCATCTTTATGTTCGCCAACAACGTCGATACGACGTTGGTGGGGCCCATTTCGCTCACTTCAACCTCGCTTACGCTTACGAGCGCCGAGCATCTGCCTTCCAGCATTCCGGCCGGGCAGGTTCTCGTCATCACCTTGAATGACGTTGCCACCCGGCAAAACTTCGAAGTGATCTACGCGACGTCCGTTTCTGGCGCGACGTTAAGCGGATTGATGCGCGCGCAAGAAGGCACTTCCGCGCTCCCATGGTCGACCGGAGATTTCGCATACAGCGCGCCCACCTCGGGGCAGCAATCGAATTTCGGGCAACTGCCAGCCGATAACTCGTGGAGTGGGTCTAACAGTTTCAGTCAGCCCATCCTCGCGGCGAACGGACAAATCTCGGGAGTAGTTGGGTCAGTTCGCAATGCGAAGATGAGCATACCGGCATCGAGCGCCGTAGGGTCGTGGTCGGCAGATGAAGTCGTGCTCGAGAGTGCACTAGGTGGCCTGAGATATTGTGTCTCGTCGGCTCTCGCATCGGTCAACCTGGGCTCCATCGGAGCTGGCGGCATGGATATCGGGAGTTCTCCGGCGAGCGGCTATGTGGCGATCTACGGGATCTACAATCCCACTGCCGAAATGTTTAGCCTCCTGGCAACCAATGCGTCGACAAGCGTAGCTCCAAGCATCTATTCGAATGGGCATATGCCATCCGGGTACACCGCAAGCGCGCTCATCAGCGTTTGGCCGACGATCGGTAACGGCCAATTCGCCGCAGGATTCCAGTACGACCGCGACATCTACATCCAGCCTTCAACGGTTCTGTCGACCTCCACGCAACAAGCATCCTTCACGCCACTTTCGATTAGCGGGGCCGTGCCGCCCAATGCGAAAAAGGCGAGCGGCTACATGATCGTGAGTTCCACGCTCACCGGGAACAATCTCGGTCAGATCGCCTCGACGTCATCGGCGTTTGGCTCGACCGAAATATCCGGCGCAGGAACGCTGACCTCTGGGCAGTTCGCGACGCCGCTTTCGACGCCGCAACTACTCTATTACACGGCGACGGTTAGTTCTGGCGCCATGTCGGCCAGCATCGCCATCTCGACCTACTCGTTCTAGCCATGGCCACGAAGGTGTTTGTTCAATACTCCGATGCCTCTCAGGCGGCGTTGGCATCTGTGTTTGGCTGCCCACAAAACCAGGACGTATATCCGAATCAAGATCAGATTCCATCGAGCGATGCACGCTATGGAATGTACTTCACTAACCTGCCTGTCTTAGTGCAGGCGCATTTGATTCGCCCCGGAGACTGATTATGCGCATATATGGGCTGCCTCAGCCTTTAACCGGCAGCGAAATCGTGACGATCTTGCAAGAACAAAACGGCGAGAAAGCCGAATGCTCCATGCCGCTCTCCATGCTCACTTCCATTATCGGTTCCGGAACTTCATGGGCGGCCGATCTGCCGACTCAAAAGCCGTCCGTCCCTGGTGTCGTTTGGAACGATGCCGGCGTAGTTTCCATCTCCTGACAATCACATGAAGAAACTTCTTCTCGCGGTGCTTTTTGCGCCGCTGATGGCGCTCGCCCAAACCTATCCGTCGCCCACCTTTCAGAACACCACGATAACGGGGACGTTGACAGCCGGCGCACTCAGCGCTTCGACTCTATCTGGTGCGACCATTCCATCGGGCGCGCTCTCAATCATCGGTCAATACGCGACGTTCACCTCAACGCCGCAAACCGCATCGATGCCAAGCGCGACGCTTTATGCGGTTCCATCAGGGGGCGCGGGGCTCTACCTCGTGATCGTGGACATCCAATGTACGACCGCAGGCACCGCTGGCACCGTGAGTACATCGCTTGGGTGGAATAACGGATCGGCATCGGCAAGCGTATCGACCGGCTCCATGAGTCTGACGACGCTAGGCAATGAGACGACGCAGATGTTCACCGTCAACTCTGCCGCAAGCCAAAACATCACGTATTCCACGACCGTCACGGGCGCGACGGGCTCTCCGCAATACAAGGTTCGCCTCAGAATGATTTACCTCGGATAACGACATGACCTACTTCAACAATGACGCGGCCAACGTTTCCTACACGTCGCCGGCCAGTGGTGCGGCATGCCGTTCGAGCGCGAGCAAGCATAGCGATATCTGCGATTTGCGGGACTTCAACGGGCTCGACCTCACGGGCTCGAACGATTGCACGTCGATTGTCGCGAATGCGTTAGCCCAAGGTGGGCCGATCAATGTTCCGGCCGGCACGATCGCCGTATCGAACATTCAACCCAAGAGCAATACGTGGCTCAAGGGCGCCGGCAAAACATCCTCGATCTTCAAGTTCACGGCTTCCGGCACGTCGGGCCTCTATTCGAGCACGAAGGGCACATCTCAACTCTTCAATTTTCGCGCGTCCGACATTCAGTTCCTCGATGATGGCGGCCTATCCCGCATCGTCGACATGACGGACATGCAGTTTTGTCAGCTTGAGCGATGCTTTACCTATGGCTTTGCCGGCGCGGGATCGGTCGGAATCTATATGGGCAGCACGAATACCACGCTGCAATGCACCTACAACCGCATCCAGGATCACTACAGCGGAAATGTGCAATACGGGCAATACCTGCACGACGGCGCCAACGCGAACATCATCGACGGCGGCCGTATCCAATCGGGTGTGGCGAGCGCGATCGGAATCATCTTGGCCCCCAGCGGCGCGGCACTTGTGAATGGCAATACGATCATCGGTGTAGGCATCGAGCAGCCGGGCAACACGCTCACTGGCATACAACTTAACGGCAACACGCAGGGCACGACCATCGTCTCGACTCGCATGGAAAGCCTGTTGAATGGTCTAGTCGTGTCGTCGACGGACCAGTATGTGGCCTACAACAACCTGTACTTTTCGGGTTGCACGAACAACATCGTAGACGCATCGAACGGCAAGGCATTCATCGGCTATTCGTCGCCGGGAAGCGGTGCTCCGCTCGTGCAGTTCAACTACACCGGATCAACCTCGACCACGAACAAGGCGATCAACTGCTCGATCGCCCGTAGCTCGGCGGGCGTCTATGTGATTAGCGGGCTACCGTTCGCCGATACGAAGTTTGCTTGTGCAGTGTCCAGCAATCAGGCGTTCACGGAAACCGTCATCAACTCGGCGACACAGATTACGGTATCGACGTTCACCTCCGCTGGCGCTGCGGCCGATGCCGTCATCTCCGGCGCGCTTTTCGCCTAAAGCAGCTTGGCCACGAGCGGCGACAGCACAACCGCTTCACGCTGCGCCTTGATCTGATACATCGCTGGGTTGGGATGGATGCAGTCGGCGAAGTAGCTTTGCCAGTTGGGTAGCGTCTGGATGTAGGCCCACTGCGAGATGAGTGGGACGTTCATTTCTGCTGCGACATGATCCATCACCTTGACGTAATCGCCCAGATTAGCGCGCTGCGGGTCGCAAGACGGGTTCGGTTCTTCAAGCACTGGTGTTTTCCCGTACTGGCGTGCCGTCGAAACGAACTCGATCAACAGTGCTCGGTAAGTGTCCAGGGTTTCGCCAACGACGTCATCGTTTAGGCCATGATTGACGATCACGATTTGGGCGGTAGATGACTGCATTTGCTTGGCCCACGCCGCGTGCTTCCCATCGGACCCGCTGATTAGTTGGTTCAGCGTCGTTGCGCCGACACCTTGATCTGACACGGTGACAACCGATCCATAGATGCCCTGCAAGTCCTGCTGCGAATAATAAGGGGAGTTGTATTGGGTATAAGCACCATCGGTCGGCGACGTTGACGCAAAGCCCCACATTGTCGAGTCGCCATAAGCCTCGATGAGTACGGTTGGAGGTGTAGTCGAGGTTGTTGTGGTGGTCGATGCCGACGGCGCGATTGCCTTTGGCGATGATGCATTCGCTACGGGCGCTGGATTCGATCCGCCTCCACAAGCAGTAAGGACGAGCGTCATCCCCGCGGCGAGCGCGGTCAATCGTACTTTCATTTTTCACCTTTGAAGTAACGCCCGGACGGGCAAGAAATAACAATCAACCGCCTCTCGCGGCTTTTCGAAGGAACAACCGGTGACGACGCAAACCGATATGCAATCTGACATTGCCGAGAACGAACAGCGCATCGCCGTTCACGAAGCCGTTTGCGCTGAGCGCTATAGCGGGATCATCGAGAGTTTCAACCGAGGCGAATCGCGGATGGAGCGGCTTGAAAAGAAGTCGGCCCGCATTGAGTGGATTCTGTACTTCCTGGTGATGGCCGTGATCGGTGGGCGCGATGTAGCGCTCAAACTGTTTGAGTTGATGTCGAAATGAATCCGTCAAATCTAGCGCTGCTCATCGCCGAACTGCGCCGGGATGAGGGTGTGCGGTATTCGATCTACCTCGATTCGATGGGAGTGCCGACGGTTGGCGTAGGTCACAACTGCAAAGTGTCTCCACTTCCCGCTGGGTGGGCGTGTCCGGTCACCGACGCGCAAGTCGATCAACTGCTCACGCAGGACTTGAAAAACACGTTTGCACAACTGGATGCGCACTTGCCCTGGTGGCGTCAGCTTGACGACGTTCGGGCGCGCGTTGTCGCGAACATGGCTTTCAATATGGGCGTCGCAGACCTGATGACCTTCCACAATGCCCTGTTCGCTATGCAGCGCGGCTCGTATGCCGTTGCCGCAGCGGGGATGCTCAGCAGTAAGTGGGCGCGTCAAGTTGGAGCGCGAGCGCAGCGTTTGGCGAGCGCTATGGAGTACGGCTTGATGCCGAACGAACCCCCTCTTTCTTAATCTCGAACACTCTCACCCTTAGCCGCCATGAGCGGCTTTTTTATTGCCCCGTCTCACAGGAGAAATCATGGCAACCGTCGTCGTTACCATCGCAACGCAACAACAGGCATTCTCGGCCGGCACCGTGCCCGCAGGCATCGTCGTTACGCTCGTCGGCTCGTCCGTCGCCCCGGTGCATGTCGCGGGCGCGCCCTATGTCGCGTCGTTCTCGGACGTGCCCGTGGGCTCGTACACGGCCAGCGCGCAAGCCGTCGACTCACTCGGCAACCTGCTCGGCTCGGCCATCGTCTCGGATGCATTCAACGTGACCGCGCCGGACGTGATGATCGATGTTCCGCTGTCGGTATCCGTGAGCGTGCAGTGATGCGCTGGCTACTGGCGCTCTTCTGTCGGCGACGTGTGAAGGCCGATGTGCCGGTGGCCTTCAACATCCGCATCCGAAATTGAGGTATTCATGAACTGGACACTCGCTCTCCAATACATTGCGTACGGGTTCTTGATCTGCGTCTACGGCGCGTTTGCCTGGGTTGGCAAGGCACCTGTAGAGGGCTTCATCGCCATTCTCACTGGCGCTATCACCGCACTCGGCGCAACGCATGCGGCATCGGCCTCGGCGAAAAATGCGGCCAAGGCTGCGGCGGATGCAATCGCTACGGTCAATCCGCCCGCACCGGCTGCCGCGCCGACAGTGGTAGTCAAGGAATGAAGGCCGCGCTGCTTTGCCTGGCGTTGACCGGGTGTGCCGGCAGCGCGACGTTCAGCGTTCGCCCATTCCACGATCCCGATACCGGCAGGATGGAATGCTGCGAGTTCCGAGCCATGGATTGGCGCGACATAGGCTCGCTCAACGTTGACGCCACGAAATCCGCCGATGGCTCAATCGTCGTCCATTACTCGGCAACAGCCATTGGCGCCACGGCCCCGCTTAACGCCCAAGGCGCCGTCATTTCCAACGTAGCAACGGCGGCCGGCAACACGGCTGCTGCCATCGTCAAGTTAGCGCCTTGATTCAATTTTTTGAATTTCCGGTGATAAAATAGCGAGAGCGGAAAGGTACTTGCGATACCGATCCGCTCTCTAGCCATAGCCTCTTATAGGAGAAGCGACATATGGGTAGTCCAAAGCTTAACATACCTTTGGGAAGTCGATATGGGAGCCTGTTGGTAACAGGGCCGGAAACAAAGAAGGGGAAGAGCCGAGCAATGACTTGCTTGTGCGATTGCGGAAAGACTACCGTGGTCACGTGCTCCAACTTACACATCGGGGCCGTTAGGTCGTGCGGCTGCTCCCACATCAAGGATGAACACAAGAATCTGATCGGGAAGATATTTGGCAGGCTAACTGTTCTTGATGATTCGGAGCGGCGCCGCAATGGTACCCGCGTCATGTTATGTCAATGTTCATGCGGGAACAAAGCGTACGCCATAGTGCGTGAAATGGTCAACGGGAGAACAGTTTCGTGCGGATGTTATGGGGGTATGAAACTTGGCATCAAGAATACCCGACATGGTCATACCGCAAATCATAAAGTAAGCCCGGAGTATAAAGTTTGGTCCAGGTATGCATACCCGTTGTAGTAATCCAAAGCACGATGCATATAAAAATTATGGGGGTCGCGGGATATCGGTGTGTGAGCGTTGGGAGAAATTTGAGAATTTCCTGGAGGACATGGGCGCTAGGCCATCCCTAGAACTCACGCTGGATAGGATCAACAACGATGGGAACTATGAGCCAGGAAACTGTCGCTGGGCCACCCGAAAAGAACAAAATCAAAATAGGCGCAGTCGTGTATCAATGTATCTTGAGAACAACGGAGAAAGGCGGTCAATACAAGAATGGTCGTCCATAACCGGTATACCATCACAGTGCATTAGAAAGAGAATATTTAAGCACAAGTGGACGATCGATAAGGCGTTGTCCACTCCTGTTTTGCCGATAGGCAAACGATCCTCTCACCAATAAATTCCAACCCCGCTACGGCGGGGTTTTTTATTTCTCCAATCGGAAAATAAAATGAAACATTGTCTTATGCCCTTAGTTGCGGCAGGCGTTGTCACGTCCGTCGCTTTCCTCGCCGGCTGCAATGGCACTGCTCCGACCGTGCCGAAGCTCACGCCCGCTCAGTTCGTCGCCGCCGTCTGCCCGTCCGTCCAGCAAGCATTCCTCGTCGCCCCGACGCTGACGGCGCTGATCCCGGCTGACGCTCAGGCGAAGATCGCCGATGCAAAGCCGATCGCCGATGCGGCTTGTGCGGCCGGCGCGACGATTTCGACCGACACGCCCGCCAAGTTCGTGGCAACCGTGTTCCCGGCCGTCAGTATCGTTGTGGGAGCAGCGCCCGATTCCGTGCTCAGCCAGAACTCGAAGGCGCAGATTCAAGGCGCGATTCTGTTGGCCGAGCTCGGCGTTGGCACGGTGACGGCTGTGCAGAACGCTGCGGCATCCGCTCCCGCCTCGGCTCCCGTCGCCGCTTCGAGCGCGCAATGAGCGCCAGGGATTACGCCCTGCTTGCTCAAGAGGCGTACTCGGCCGCGCCGGATATTGGCGTCGCGGATAGCGCCTCTCGAGCCATTGTGCGTGATACCGATGCGGGGCTCGTCGTCGCGTTTCCGGGCTCGAACAATGTCCCTTGTTGGGTGGCTGACCTCGACGCGATGCCGATGGACGTTCCCGGCCTCGGATCGGTTCACCGCGGTTTTCATGAGGCATGGGACGCAATCGCGACGGACGTGCTTGCCGCGATCAATGGTCGGCCGGTAACGCTCGTCGGGCACTCGTTGGGAGGTTCGATCGCCCTCATTGCTGCGGGGTGCATGGCAGTCGGCGGCAACCCGCCTGCGGCGGTCTACGCCTTCGAGCCGGCGCGCGTCAGTTACGACATGACGATGCGTGTGCTGCTGCGTAGCGTGCCGCTGCACCTGTATCGCAATGGCTCCGATCCGGTCACGGACCTCCCGCTGGGCGGCATGCATCCGTGGTTCCTGACGCACATCGGCCGGCCTTCCTCGGTGATCCCGCGTATCGCCGATCACTTCATCGAAAACGTCATCCCGAACGTGCCTATTGGCTAAACAGCTTCTTGTACAGCGCGGCCGACTTGGGCACGGTCACCGCGTAGGCACTGGAATCGCTGTAGATAACCCCGTTCGGGCC